TGTCGTTGTATTGAATTTCCGCAACTGGCGTACTACCTGCCTTAATTAGGAATCCAAGAAAGTCATGATCAGCACTTGCCAGCGCATACGATGTCGGTCTGTTGCTCACAGTGATCGTAGCCCCCGATATCGTGTTAGCCTGATAACCACTCGGCGAATAGGCCGCGTAGTCCTGCTGCCTAAACGCCGCCTGCCACGCGATAAGTGACGCTGATGCAGTGCCGCCTGTCGCCACCGTCGGAGGCGAGCCGAACTCCTCGCGGAAGGTCAGGTTCGTGTTGACTGCGTAGCCGCCATCCTGCCAGCCGCTGGTCAGCTGCGGTATCTTCGGCGTAATCAGCGTTTCAACGACCTTACTCACCCCGAAGAAGCCGTTGTTCGTCGTCGGCAGTTTATCGCACTTTAAGCGCGCCGAGGAAAGCGATCCCGACACGTCGCAGACGTAGCGAAAGTTAGCGGAGGCTGTGTTGTTGCTCGACACGACCACGACGTCGCTGTTCCCGACAGGAAGCAGAGATGGCAGCGCTGATATTATTGTTATGCTCATACGTTGATTGAAATTGATATTTCCTTGCCCACCACTTGCGCGATGCTGCTCACCAGCTCGTCCATCTTCGCCTCGCTTAGTACCGGGTTGAGGAATGGCCGCCCCTTGATGCCTCTGCGCTTGATTGACTTGGCGATGTTGTAGGCCGCCGCGTCGATTTCATCAGCAGGGATGCCAAGTGCTTTGTCTATCGCCCACTTGCGGATCGCTGCGACGTGCGATGGACTTGGGTAGATGCTGCGAAAGCTGAAAGGCGCGCCCCTGTTGACACGCACCCCATTGACGCCGTATTCGACGAACTTCCAGTACGACGCCATCTCCATCGCAACCTGCGCGACTTTCTGCTCAACAGGCAACTCTGCGAAGCCGACGGACTGGCGTAGGTTAAGCGTAGCCTTGGCATCAACGCGCTCGATGCCCTCAACCGTCAGCTTAATGACATCCTGCATCCACCGAATTAGCGCCGCGTTCACGTCAGGCGATCGCGACAGGCTGAACTCCTTGGTGATGTCAGCGCCGACGCCCAGTACGTCGCCTTCTATCTCCGTGGTAAATTTCATGCTTGTAAATATCGCAGCGGCAAAATCTATGCATCACGGCATCGCCTTCATCAGCAACAGCGCGTTCATGAACTCCCGCGCCGGCATGTTGAACACCTGATCCATGCGCAGTGGATCTTTGCCGGCCATGCGGTAGACCACACCCACCCAGCCGTAGTTCGGCTTCTTTACGCCTTGGCCGTTGTCGTCGTCGTCCCCTGATCCGTCAAAGACTTCCGCATAATCGTCAACAAAGGCTCTGAAAGCTGCAAAAAAAAAGCGGCATAACCCCAAACGTCACCCATTGTCATCTGCAACATCGCCTCTGCGCGCTGCTTATGCCCCTTGCCGTCGTATGCCTTCGGCCACCACTTCCACACCCTGCACTCCCTCGAAAGCGTCGCCAAGATCAGGTGTAAGTTGTCAATCACCCCCTGCTCGCTGCTCATGTCGTAGCTGTACAACTCCACAAGCTGCCCTGCGCTTATTTCGTCAATGAACCACTCAAATTGATACCACTTTCCGGCAACCTTGGCGTGACGCTTGGCCGTTAGCGACGATAGCGATTTGCTCGCGGCGTTGATCTCACCATACCGCTTGTTGACCTCTGCAATCGTCATCTTCTTGACCTGCTCAATCGGCAGGTTGTCAAGAACGGCGATGACGCCGATCTTCTTGTCGCTGGTCGTGTAGATGCTGTTGGCCTCAATAGACACAATGCGCTGGAACTGGTCGACGGTGATTTTGTTGAGTAGGCTCATATTGGATAGTTTGCTCCGTTGTTTGTGAAGTGCCTGAATAACACGGTCTCCCCGTTGTACGTCAGCGCATTTTTGCCAACACTCCAAAACGAACCCGATGGCATCGCCGAGCCGTGATTGTGAAGGTGAAACGTGTATTGCATTTTCTTCAGGCTATATCCGCCTGTGTTTATCAAATACGACATAAGCCACTGTTGCTTCGCGTAATGCTGGAAGCAACCAGCAAACTCCTGCCACTGAGACTTGTATTGATTGTAAAGCTTGCGCCACGTCGCCACATTGGCAGCGATACACCCTGTGTTGAAGACATGCGTCCGCCATGTCTTTTCGTCCTGCATGCCTGCCCATGGCTTGCCTGTGAATCCAAGGTTGTGCGCCTCCTGCAGCAAAGTCTGCCCCTCAAATTGATTTGCGCCGACCATGATGTCTCCATCTTTCAGGTTATTAAGGGCGGATCGCTCTTTGTCATTCAGACCGCGCTGAACGAACATATCGCCATCCGTGAAAACAACAACGTCTGTGTCTTCTACCTGCAGCCCATCAGCGTTGAGCCAATCGCCATGTTGCACACAGAAGTTTGGGGATGGTGCGCCGATAGCTTCGTAACGCAACCTGTAACACTCAATGTCAACGCTTGGCAGCTGCTCATTGCCAACGTAAATTAACATGTTCCGATCAAAGTCGCTGTTCAGCTTAATGCTGTTCAGGTAGGCCGTGATTTTTGGCATATATGAGGCATTCGCCCCTGTTGCAAGTATTATCATATTTCTTTTGCCGTTTTAAGCGCCTCCGCGATTGTGACGTCCATGTCCATGTACCGATAGGTGCCAAGCCTTCCAGCGAAGGTCACCGATGGCAGACGCTCCGCTATCGTGAGGTATTTATTCAACACCGCCTGATCTTCGGCTAACCTGACCGGGTAGTACGGTATGTCACCCCTTTCCCACTCCCTGCTGTACTCAAAGGTCACGATTGTACTGTCGTGATTCTCCCACGGCGTGAAGTGCTTATGCTCGACGCTCCTGGTGTACGGCGTGTCCATGTCGGGGTAGTTGATTGTGTGGCATCCCTGCGCGTCGCCCTCGTTGACCTCATGCCTAAACGTCAGCGTCCGATATGCCAACTCTCCGTATTCGTAGCTAAAGAAGCTGTCAATCGTGCCAGTCCACACAATGTGATCGTACTGCCTCAACCTGTCAAATGACGCAGACAGGTGCAAGTTAATATTGGGGTGGTCAAGGATGCGCTCTACCATTGCCGTATATCCATCTTCGGGGATGCCTTGGTACTTGTGGTAGAAGTAATTGTCATCGTGGCTTAGACGCACTGGCAGGCGCTTAAAAACGGACACAGGCAGCGTCTTAGGATCACGCCCCCACTGCTTCTGCGTGTAGCCCTTGAAGAACATGTTGTAGAGCGTCGTGCCAATTGTGGCCTCGGCTGCTTCCTCAAAATTTTGCGGCTCAATGTCGCGCCTCTCGGTGTCGAGCAGTCGTCTTGCCTCTTTCGGCGTCAGCGCGTGGTCGTAGACTTGGCAGAGCGTCATCAGGTTGACCGGAAATGAGTAGTGCTTATCCTGCACCCTCGCTATGACCTTAAGCCTCACGTCGCGCATCGTAGCAAAGCGGTTGACGTACTGCCAAACCTGATCGTTGTCCGTGTGGAAGATATGCGGTCCGTAGGCGTGGACCATGATGCCATGTCTGCGCTCAGTGTGGCAGTTGCCGGCCACGTGGCTGCGCTCGTCGTAGATCGTGACGCGGTGACCACGCTCTGCAAGCTCGCGAGCGATGACGCTGCCAGTCAGTCCTGCCCCTGCGATGCCGTAGTGCTTCATAGACGCAAATTTACTACATGATGACATACCTACCTCCAGCGTTGGCTGATAGCTTGTTCAGCGCGACGTAACGCACCGCGTCAATGGCGTGATTATACCGGTCAATCGGCACACCCAACGACGCGCCTGTCTTATCCGTGTCCCACGTGTAGTTCCTCAACTCCTTGATCAAGTTCGTCGATTCGCGCGTGACCAGTAGCGGCTGGCGCTTTAGGATGTCAATGCTGTTGCGGATGCTATCGGCGCCCTTCGTCGCCGGGTGAATGTTGAAGCCAAGGCGATGCACCTCTTCGATGCTCTTGGGTTCAGCACTGTCTGCGATGATAGGCCACGACCTGCCAATGCCCAGCTTGCGCAAATGGTCAGCGATGTCTTGATTAGTCAGTCCTGATGAG